TGATGGTAGAGATTGAACATAATGACAGAGCATGATTAAAAAAATAAATGAACAAGACATATTTGCAGTTAATCCTAATTTTGAAGTACATGTACATCAATTAGGTGATACCAAATGTGTCATTGTTGATAACTTTTATCTTAATCCTGAAAAAGTTAGAGAGTTGGCTCTGTCTATCCCTGCGTCAAAGAGCATGATTAGAAATACGTACCCTGGCCTGTCAATTAGTCTTGGTATCGATCTAACAAGTTTAGCCGATACATTTGTCAAGCTAATCAGCGAAAATTTCAATGACGGGCCTCGCAAGACTGATAATGACATACGTAAAACATTTGATTTTATAACATTTATGGTAAATGTAATGCAAGGACAAGACCAGCCAACTCCCCATAGAGATAGTGCAGATCCGGGTAGATTCGCAGCATCGGTATATTTAAACTACAATGACGAATCTCACGGCGGTACAGCTTTTTATTCTGACACCGGACAAGAACTAGGTTATGCAGAGATGTCGTTTAATAGATTGGCATTATATAGACAAACTGATGTTCACACCGCAGTAATGCAACCTGATTGGTTTGTTGGAGATGCCTACAGAATCAATCAGATGATGTTTATTTAAATATGGAGGAAAAATGAACAATCAAACTCAGGGCCGAATTTACTCATTGTTCCCCACACCCCTATACACATATAAAACAGAAAGCACAGAATATCATGAAATACAAGCCGAGATGCAGACCGTGGTTGATAAACTGCACCTAGAAAATCGTTGGGGACCAAATCCATATTGGAATTCCAGCACTCATCACCTATCTAACCAAGGTAATTTTAACCAGTCTATTTTAAAAGACGAAAAAATGAGAGTGATCACCTCGTGTATTATGCATCATTGTTTCAATTATATGAGAATGATGGATGTTAAACCGCTGTACAAAGCAGCCATCGAAACTTCATGGCTTACACTAACTAAACCGGGTCAGTATGCTCATGTTCACGATCACGGTACTAGCCACGTTAGTGGAGTGTATTGGTTTAAAACAAATGGACAAGACGGTGATCTAGTTTTTAGAAATGCTCTTAAAGCATTAAAATGCAATCCAATTGGTAGTTCATATGCTCATGAAAACGCATTCGCTCCAGAACAAGGTAGATTAAGTTTGTGGCCTGGCTATTTAGATCACAGTGTTGGTGAAAATACAACCAATGAGGATCGTATTAGCTTGTCTTTTAATATTTTGTTAGAAACAGGGGCAACTAATTAATGTTATATATTTTCGGCGATAGTTTTAGTGTACCCGATGCACACAAGAATGAAGTTATTGGGCCTAAGGGTCTGGTAACATTTATGCCTTTAGAAAAGAATTGGACTAGGATTGTTAGTGAAAATATAATCGGGAATGATAATCATGTAAATGACGCTGTTCTGGGCTGTTCCAATGAGTATATTTTGCATACCCTAAGAACTCGCGAATCGTTATTTAAAACTGGTGACTGTGTTATAATACAACTTACTTCTTATTACAGAGAATGGTTTTTTGAAGATAAACCAGGCATGGCGAATTTCATAAATGCAAAATGGGTGCCAGGAGTTCATGTTACAAAAGAACAAGCCAAGGCATTAGAACTGTATCAACGATATTTGTATTCCGATCATCGTCTTTTGTTACACTATGATGCAATTCTCGATGCGATAACTTTTAGAACTATGCTATATGGACAACAAGGTATTCGATGTTTGATCCTGCCAGGGTTTCACAACGTCGCAGGAGTAGAAGGAACTATGTTTAAAACCTCAAGCTCTGAGTTTGACTCAGAGGAAACGGCTGCGATATATCGTGCTGAAACCAGCGATCTGCGTTATAATCACTTTTCAGAAGTCAACCATAAAATTTTAGCAGACAAAGTGCTTAAGTTTTTTAACACCGGTGAAACTGTGGATCTCACAAGTGATTTTAAAACTGGCATGTATACCAAAGATACTATCTAATGATGATACAACTTGAAGGATACCCGGTAAGCATTTCTCGTTTGAATCCTGCAGATTTAAAAATGCTACAGGATCATTATCTTCCATTGATATTAAATGGCAAAGAAGATGAATTCAAAGGTGATGAGAGCAGAATTTCTAAAAATGCATCTCAACGCTGGGGCGATGCTGACTTTTTTAAAAAATGGAATGATACATTACTGCCGGCACCCTATATCCAATCTTACATAGACTCGTTCATGTTTCAATTTCCCTATAAAGTTGAAATAGATACATGGTACAATGTGCATAATCAATATGATCATCAACAGTTACACAATCACATAACAACAAATGTACCAGCATTTTCATGTGTGGTTATACTAAAGCAACCCAATGAAAATTCAGGCCAGTTGGTTTTTAGGGCCCCTAATTTATCAAATCATCTAAAGTATCTAGAATTAGATCCGTTGGATCGATATCCAAACATATATAAACCACCAATGCAAGAAGGAGTATTGATAATATTTCCTTCTTGTCTCGAACACTATGTATATCATAATCAGACAACTGAATCAAGAGTTGTGTTTGCATCAAACATAGTAATAAAAAGACAAGGTAGTTTGTATTAATGTCATCTACTGTTATACCGTTTCCTATAAGTATTAAACCATTTAAGGAACATACGCAACTAAAGCAACAAGTAATAGATGCTATATCAAGACAAGATAGTGCAGAACACATGCTGGCATTTAACAGCGATATCATCAGATGTGATTGGAGTACATCTCGATGTGATGGCGATAGGGAGTGGCTTAAAATTATAAATTATCCGCTTGCTGTTCATCTCAACGAATGGTGTAATACCATGGGATATCAAACATTTGGTATCACTGAAATTTGGTTCCAACAATATGCCACAGGGGGAAAGCATGCCTGGCATACTCATAGCAACAACTTTACCAACGTATATTATGTGCATTTGCCTGAGGGCAGCGCACAAACAGAATGGATAGATCCTGTAACAAAAGATGTTCATACATTTGATGTACATGAAGGTGATATTATTACATTTCCTAGCTGGGTAATTCACCGAGCCCCGATTAATATCTCAGAAGAAACCAAAACAATCATTTCGTGGAACATGGATGTATCGGTAAAAGATCATGATGCTGCAGAAATCTACGGTTAATTCAGGAGAATTTTTATTGTGACTGAAAAATCAGAGTACGAAGTAATAGATAATTTTTTAGATAAAGAATATTTTGATACAATAAAAAATACACTAACTTCATTAGATATGAATTGGTTTTATAGAGACAACATGACATCAGACGATGAACACGGTGCGTGTTATTTTACACATAACTTCTTTTTAAACAACCGTGTTTATAGTCCTTTTTTTAATTTACTAGAACCATTTTTAGCTAAATTAAAAGTCTCTTCATTAATAGAACTTAGATCAAATATGACTATAAGTAAAAAAGATCAATACGAATCTTCTTGGCATGTCGATAATACCTATGAAAATTCTAAAACGGTCATATTATATCTAACAACATGCAATGCTAAAACGATGATAACAGTTGAAAACGAAATAATCGAGATTGATTCTGTTGAAAACAGGGTATTAATTTTCGATACCAATATTTCTCATAAAATGAAAAGTGCAACAGATGCAAAAAGAAGAATTATTATTAACTTAAATTATATTCAAAAATGAAATTATTTGGTAAAATAGAAAAAGGTTGGGGCCACGAAATAATATTTTCGTCCACCGATCAATACTGTGGAAAATATCTGGTGTTCGTCAATGCCGGCAACAAGTTCAGCATGCATTATCATCTGGTCAAAGATGAAAGCTGGAATGTCAATCAGGGTCGTTTCTTGTTAAGATACATAGACACAAAGACTGCTACCATGCAGGAAAAAATCTTAAACACAGGCGATAATTGGCATAATCCTCCAGGGTTACCGCATCAACTTGAAGCGTTGGAAGACAATTCAATCATAGTCGAAGTGAGTACCCCCGATTCAGTAGAAGATAATTTTAGAATATTTTCCGGAGATAGTCAACGATGAATTTTATTGAAGTGTATCCAGACGCATTTCCCAAAGACTACTGTGAAACTATCATACAAAGATTTGAAGATATGGTCAAAATGGGCCAACATCTCACACAAAACAGCATGATGAAAAATCAGGACGATCGAATATTTTTTGATTGGGCATTTCACAGTCAACAAAATTTCAGCGTAGATCCTGACCTGTGTTCTTTCTTTTATAAGACTCTAAACAAGTATTATATAGAACAGTACTTTGAAAAATATCAGAGTCTTGGATTTTGTTTTCAACACACACCCAAGGGCATGAGCGTACAGAGAACCGGCCCGCGCCAAGGCTACCATGCGTGGCATTGTGAAAATGCAGACCAATCATCAGCCAATAGAATCCTGGCCTATACCCTGTATCTCAATGATATTGAAGAGGGCGGCGAAACAGAATTTCTGTATCAAGGTCTTAAGATTAAACCAGAAACCGGCAAGTTGGTTATTTGGCCTGCCTATTTCACTCACCCCCACAGAGGAAACCCCATATATAACGGTTACAAATATATTATAACCGGATGGTATACATTAGATCACTAACATGACAAAAGTAGTAGTAAACGGGTCATTTGATATATTGCATCTTGGTCATTTAAGATTATTAGAACATGCAAAAAGTTATCCTAATAGTTACGTGTTGGTATTAACAGACAGCGATCGTAGGATTAAAGAACTCAAAGGATCGTCAAGACCTATACACAGCGAATATGAACGTTGTAGTTTTTTATTTGCATTAAAATCAGTCAACAGAGTAGAAACATTTGATTCTGACGAGGAATTAGATAGATTAATAAAAGAGTTTGCACCAGATATAATGGTTAAAGGTAGTGATTACCGAGACAAACATGTCATCGGAGCAGAGCATTGCAAAAGGATAGTATATTTTGAAAGACTCCAACAGTATTCAACCACAGGTAAAATACAAGATATTATTAGTCGGTGATATCGGTGAAGACATATATACCTACGGAGATGTAAATCGTATTAGTCCTGAAGCACCAGTACCGGTGTTTGAATCCAAGTACATTGTAACCAAAGCCGGTATGGCAGGAAACGTTGCCAAAAATCTAGAAGCATTGGGGTGTCATGTTAATTTTTTACACGGCGAAACTAGTGTAAAGAATCGACTAATTGATATTCGTAGTAAACAGCAATTAATTCGACTAGATAAAGACATCATAAGTGAACCTATCAAATTTGAAACAGCAATACCGCCTGTGTATGATGCTGTTGTAATCAGTGACTACAACAAAGGCACAGTAACCTACGAATTAATAGAAGAACTGGTTAAAGAAGCCAACGTGCCTATCTTTGTTGATACAAAGAAAACAGACCTAGCAAGACTAGCAGGGTGTTATATTAAGATCAATGCATTAGAAAAAAGTCGTGCAACAAGCCTACCTAACTCACAGCACTTGATTGTCACACACGGCGGAGATGGCGCTTATTGGAATGGTTGGACATATGCCGCTGAAATTGTAGGCGATGTAATCGATGTATGCGGCGCCGGCGATACATTTTTAGCAGCATTGGTATACGAGTTTTTAAAAACAGGACACATGCCCGATGCTGTTAAATTTGCAAACAAAGCGTCGGCAGTAACAGTTCAACATATAGGTGTATATGCACCGAGACTGGAAGAAATCAAATGATCATATTAACTGGTGCTGGAGGATTTATCGGTAGTGTGGTATTAGGATACTTGAATTCGCAACGAGTCACTGATATTATTATAGTTGACGATCTGCCTTATGAAAATCAATATAAAAATCTCATAGGTAAACAGTACAACAGACTTGTTTCTGTAGATGACATCGATGCAATCGATGAAACCGTCACCGGAGTTATACACATTGGTGCAAATGCCAATACTCTAGAAAAAAATTGGAGCTCGATCTATGCAACCAATGTTAAATCTACAAGGAAATGGAATGTATTTTGTAAACAACGCAAAATACCTTTTATTTTTACTTCTAGCGCATCGGTGTATGGCAACGGCGCCGGCCCAATGAATCAATACGCATTCAGCAAACTACTCAGCGAAAACGAAGTAGAAGGAGTTGTCCTTCGATTGTTTAATGTGTATGGACCCAATGAGTATCACAAAGGCAGAATGGCTTCTACAATTTTACATTGGGTTAATCAAATCAAAGAAACTGAAGAAATAACGATATTCGAAAACAGCAAGAATTATTTTAGAGATTTTGTATGGGTGGAAGATATAGCAAAAACCATATATCATTTTATGTTTGAAAATTATCAACCCGGAATTTATGATCTCGGCAGCGGATCCAACACGGATTTTGAAACTGTAGCAGATCTAGTAATATCTAACACAAACAAAGGCAAAAAAAGATTTGTAGATATGCCCGATGATCTTAAAAAACAGTATCAAATAAATACATTAGCTGATATGACGTTGTTAACAAAATCAGGGGTAGATGTCGAAAGTTTCACCAAAGTGCATGAGGGCATCGCAGCATACATAGATTATTTGGCTAAAGATCGTTATTACTAATTTGAATAAATAATAATATGGCAAAGATACCAGTACTTGACGCAGTAAGAATCATACCTAGAGAAGCGGATTTTCTTGATAGAAGATCCGGAAATCGCGGTGAAATCTTTTATGATCGAACAGATAACACTCTGAGACTGTATAACGGCACCACAGCTAGCGGTGTAAATCTTGCAAAAGCAGATTTAACCAATATATCTAATGCAGATTTCTTAGCCAAAGCAAATTCTGCAGGATTCAGTGGCGGAGTGCAATCGGGTGTGGCTGGAAAAATAGCCTATTACCCGTCGACTGGTTCTCAAGTCAATGACTTAACGGCATTAACATGGTTAGATGATTCTACTAACACGCTGGTATTGTCGGGTGTGATAGATATCACCGGTCAGAAAAATCGAATCAGATTTCACTGGGACACTCTAGCAGATCTTAATGCAGAAGTGTCGCCGATAGACTATCATGGCATGGTTGCACATGTACATGATACAGGAAAATTATACTATGCTCATGCAGGTGCTTGGGTAGC